GCTCAAATCTCAGCCCGAGTCCAGCCTGCTGGCCATGGTGCTGGGTCAACTGACAACGCGCCTTGTCTCTGCCGAGACCCGCGCAGCCGCAGCGCACGGCCCACTCGTCACCCCCCAGGACATGGGCCTCGGCCCAGAGGCTCTTGAGCCTGAGCCGTGGCAGCAGGCGGTGGCCGATCAGCTCGATGCCGCCGCCAAAGACAACGACTACCGGCTCTATGCCCGCACAGCGGTGGACAACCAGCTCAAATCCCTGGAATGGGACCGCGAGGCCGGAAATGACCACGACTGGGACGCCATGTTCCGAGGGATGCTGCTGGTGGACCAACAGACCATGGTGGTACTGGCCACTGAGATGCTCTACCGACTATCAGGAGGTGCCCCATGAAGGACACCGATGAAGCCTTCGAGGACATGATCGACGCCAACGCCGAACTGGAGGGCGACCGCCTCCTGGACAAGCAACTGGCCCGCATCCGCGAATGGATCGAGTACAAGGAAGCCATGGGTGAGAGGCCCACCCTGCGCGCCCTGACCCGCGAGATGGTCTCCCAACCGGATCATCGGAAACGCGGCATCACCCTGGTGCTACTGGCCGCTGCCCTGTGGCGTCTGTTGAAGGAGGAGCGGCGATGACCATGGATGTGATCGCCGCCCGCTCGGCGCAACTGGACATGGCCGAGAAGCTGTGTCGCCAGAAGATGATGCTGATGATGCCCGACCGCAACGACGTGGCCGACAAGTACCCCATGGTGCATCGCCAGGACCAGTTCTTCACCTTCAGGCAGTGCCCCAAGTGCGACCCGCAGCCGAAGACGTTCACCTGCCCCGCCTGTGACGCTGTGAAGGCGGAGCGCTGGCAGATGCAGGTCCACAACATGGTGGGAGCGAACGAGTTCTGCGACTACTGGAAGCGCAAGAAACAGAAGGCGTGGGCGAGCAGGGTATGACAAGCAACGAGGACAACGAATATGCAACGACGACTCGCGCAGGCGATCATCCGGTGGGCGTATCGCATCGCTGAGCGCATCGACCGCAAGTCGGTGCCGAAGGTGTCACCGTGGGCGTTCACTTTCGAGCGTGAACGCGGCGCGGTTATTAACGACACCGGCCTTTCCAGCGATCGGCGCGGAGCACGACTCATGTATCCAGACGACTACGACTACGAACGCGCATGGACTGACTCAGCCACGTTCGCGTCTACACAACAGTGACTACGACAAGTCGTAGTCAGGAAGGAATAAACGTGGAAACAGCGGAATGCACGTGCAACCGCGACAACGGCTACCCATGCGATGTCCACGGTTGGAGCACGCCGAAGCGGATCAATGAAATCGACCGGATGCTGTTCCGCGCTGGCATCGCCGTGCTCGACGCCACGACGAAGCAGGCCCGCAAAGAGGCCGACCGCCAGATCACGGACGCCCGCGTAAAGCTAGCCCAATTGCAAGGGCACCTCGCATCTACAACACGTTGACTACGACAACTCACCGATGATGGACACGTGACAGCCTCTCCAGGCGTCTCCGCAGAAAGTCCCCCACGTACTCCGTGTAGTACGGCGGGATGGCTTCACGTAGCTCATCGGAGGTCATCCAGTCGATGTCCATGATCTTGCGCGCATGTTCGATAGGAGCACAGTTGCCCACCACACTCAGTATCTTCCCCGGCTCCCACTCGTCTGGGTGGACGGCTGTCAGATGATGGAACGGATGCGGCGGCTGCTTCACCCGAAAATTGGTCGCAAAGAGTCGATGCCGGTACAGCTCGTAGCCGAACATCGCACCGCAGAGTTCTACGAGCGGTGGTCGCAATGGAGCGCGCGGGACATTCTCTACGACATACGGCTTTCCGTAGTAGTCCAACCAGGCGGCAAGCCGAGGAACGAGGTCTGGGTACTTGTCTACAAGCCCAGGGCGGCAGTGGGACATCAGGCTGTATCGCTGACATGGCGGCGAAGCATGGATGGCGTCGAACTTCCACCAGTTGTTTGCAAGGAACTCGAAAGCGTCGGCCTGGACGAAGTCCTCGCCCGCATAGTTAGGCTGCACACGCACATCGACCCCTACAACTGAGAATCCCGCCCGCTGGTACCCAGCAGCCGCCCCACCGGCACCGCAGAACAAATCCAGCAACCTAGCTGCCATAGGCACTGATGCTAACCTGCATCTATGCCTGGCCATGGTCCCCCGCCGAAGCCGCCAGATCAGCGCGCGCGGCGCAACAAGGACCCGATCCCCCTTCGGGTCGTAGAGCAGCAGGAGCGGATAGAGCAGCCGTTGCTGCCCGCTGATATGGACTGGCACGTCCAGACCATCTCTTGGTGGCACACCTGGCGCGAGTCTCCGCTGTCGGATGACTTCACCACCACCGACTGGCAGTACCTCCTGGAAACCGCCGTGCTGCAGAACCGCTTCTGGAACGGCGACATGAGCGTGGCCTCCGAGCTGCGCCTGCGGGCGTCGAAGTTCGGGGCAACCCCCGAGGACCGCGCACGGCTGCGCATCCAGGTCGTCACCGCCAACAAGGTGGAGGCCGAGGAGGAGGCCAGCCAGAACGTCCCGTCCTCACGCGCGCAGTACAGGGCACCCGGCAAGGCGGGCTAAATGCCGTGGAAGCCTCTCGATGAGCACGACCCCTTCCCAACGCTGGGGTGGTATGCCCTGGACTGGATCGCGGGCAACCTCACCGTCTACGACGGTCCCGCCATCGGGGAGCCTCTGGTCTTCACTCAGGAGCAGGCTGAGTTCATTCTCCGCTTCTACGAGGTCGATCCGAAGTTTGAGGGTCCAGCTACCCGCCCTGGTGAGCGACATATGCGCCGAGGTCGTCTGGTGCGTCGTGCGCTTCTCAGTCGTCCGAAAGGGTGGGGCAAGTCTCCGCTCGTCGCTGCAGTTTGCCTATTGGAGGCCCTCGGAGAAATCGTCATGGACGGCTGGGACGCCAACGGCCAGCCGGTCGGACGCCCGTGGCACGACATCGGCCTGAAGCCTCTCGTCCAGATCGTCGCCGTCTCCGAGGACCAGACCGCCAACACCTGGATGCCGTGCATCGACATGGCCCGCAACTCCCCGGTGTGGCGCAACTACGACATCGAACCCATGGAGACGTTCATCAACGTCCCCCGTGGCCGCATCGAAGCTGTCACCTCCGCTGGGCTGTCCCGAGAGGGATTCCGGCCCGTCTTCACCGCCATGGACCAGACTGAGTCGTGGACCGAGACCAACGGAGGCTGGCGACTCGCCCGCACCATCCGCCGCAACACCATGAAGACTGGCGGGTCCACCATCGAGACGCCCAACGCTTTCGAGCCTGGCGAGGAGTCCATCGCTGAGCAGTCCTGGCACGCCCACCAGACTCAGCTCAAAGGTAAGAACCGCTCCCGCAAGCGCGACCTGCTCCTGGATCATCGGGAGGCCCCGCCCACCACCGACATCTACGACGAGACCTCCCTGCGCGAGGGTCTGGTGCTGGCCTACGGCGACTCAGCGTCAGAGGCCGGGGGCTGGGTCAACATCGACGGCGTCGTTGATGAGTTCTGGGACGAGAACACTGACGTGCAGGAAGCGCGCAGATTCTTCCTCAACCAGATCACCCACGCATCCGACTCGTACCTGTCGTCGGTGGAACTCAGCGCGTGCGTGGAGCCGAAGCCGGTGGACTTGCGCACCCCGATAACTCTTGGATTCGACGGGTCCGAAGGTCGGACAAAAGGGAAAGCTGACGCCACCGCTCTAGTAGCTGTGCGCCTCTCAGACGGCTATGCCTGGCAGGTTCTGATTCGGGAGCCACCCAACAATCCTAAGCTGGCCCGCGACTGGGTGTCCCCGGTGTTCGAGTTCGACATCGCTGTGCAGCAGTGTTTCCGCGACTACAAGGTGGTGGGGTTCTACGCAGACCCGACAGGCTGGGAAGCACACATCTCCAGGTGGGAAGAAACCTGGGGCCGCAAGCTCCGCATCAAGGCCGGTGGCGACCAGCACCACCCGATTATGGCCTGGCCGCGAGGTAAAACGTCGAATGTCACTCACGTCATCAAGCGGCTCAAGGCGTCGATCCTCGCCTCGGGTCAGGCGCGGACGGCAGCGCTGACGCTGGCCCGAAACGCCGGGGACATGCGCGACCGAGCCGAGATTCTGCGCGGAGTCGGGGAGTTCTCCTACGACGGCAGCCACGAACTCACCCAGCACCTTCTCAACGCCCGTATGCGCAAAGCCACCACCGGCTACCTGTTGGCCAAGGACTTCCCTGAAAGTCCCAGGAAGATTGACGGCGCGTATGCCCTAGTCTTGGCATGGAAAGCACGGCTGGACGCTGTGGCGAAGGGCTTGGACAAGAGGCCAGTGGAGCGACAGGTGGTGACACTGGGATGACAACTTCGACGTACCCCTACTTCAACCACGAGTACGAGTACTTCGGCGTCGGTCCTGACGGCGAGTTCGTCTTCTTCAACAAAGCAGACACCGCCCACATCGGTGACGACGAAATCGCCATCCTCAAGCGGCTGCGCGGGCAAATCCTGTCCAAGGTGCGCGGCAACAAGAACAAGCAGGCGTACTACGAGGCCCGCCAGATCATCACCCACCTCGACATCGCGGTACCCCGCAACCTCACCGACATCGGTGTGGCGGTCGGCTGGGCAGGCTCAGTGGTGGACGCCTACGACGAGCGCATCGACCTGCTGGGGTGGGTCACCGACGACGGCAACGTCAACGGCCTCGATGAAGCGTTCAACGACAACAACCTGGTGGTGGAGTCGAACTACGGCCACGTGGACGCGCTCACCACCGGGGTGTCGTTCGTCAGCGTCGGCAACGACACCGACTCGATCTTCGGCAACGGTGAGAAACAGCAACTCATCACCATCGAGTCCTCCTCCACAGCCACCGTCATCTGGGACTACCGCAAACGCCGCTCGGTCGCCGGTCTGAGCCAGACCACCGACGACAAGGGCAACGTGATGATGGAGTCGCTGTACCTGGAGAACGCCAACCTGGTGTTCGCCCGCGAATCCCCACTGGATGAGCTGCGCCTCGTCAGCCGCGACCAGCACAACGTGGGCCGCTGCTTTATGACCCGCCTGCCCAACAAAGCCCGCCCGTTCCAGATGGACGGTCGAAGCGAAATCACCAGGGCCACAAGGTATCTCACCGATGCTGCGGTGAGGACGTTCCTGGGCATGGAAGTGAACCGCGAGTTCTACACCGCACCGCAGCGGTTCATCCTCAACGCCCAGCCCTCCGACTTCGGTGTCACCGACGACATGACGCCTGAGCAAAAGTTCCAGCGCGGCCTGTCGGTGGCCATGGGTATGGTCAACGTGGTCCCGCCACCCGCCGACCCGATGGAGACACCCCCGGTCAGCGTGGTCGAGATGAAGCCCGCGCCCCCCACGCCCTACATCGAGCAGGTCAAGGCGTACTCCATCCAGATGGCTGCCGAGACCGGCCTACCGGCCACCTTCTTCGGGTTCGTCACCGACAACCCCACCTCCGCAGACGCCATCGTCAAGAGCGAGTTCCGCCTCACCAAGCGCGCCTCCCGGCGCATCAACACCTTCGGACAAGGCTGGAAAGAGGTCGCACTACTCACACTGCTGGCCCGCGACGGCACCGCCGACATTGACTTCTTCAGGCGGCTGCGCTGCAAGTTCGGCAACCCAATGCTGCCCACCCCCAGCGCCACCGCCGACGAGCTGCAGAAGATGATCGCCGCCGAGGTGCTGGTTCCTGACTCCTCGGTAACCTACGAGCTGTACGGACGGCTGGACGACCGGATGATCGCACAGTTGGAGAAGGACAAGCAGAAGCACGAGGCCAAGATGCTGCGCAAGGCTCAGCAGGAGGCCGACATGGCAGCAGCCAGCGCCCAAGCGG